CTTCTCCAATTCATTCACTCGCGGGAAGGCTTGGGCGTCATAGCCTTCGGGCTTCAACTTGGCATAGATACCGCGCATATCCTCGTTAAAGCTCTCCATTGCCCTTTCGTAAGCTACCAAATTCAAGATTATCTTCACCTTCGTTTTATTGGCAAGCGGCGCACCCTCATCCGATTTCAGCGGCACGAGTTGCAAAAAACTCATTTTTCTGATGATTTCGTTGATTTTCATTTTGCACCTCCTTCCTTGGGGATGGAAGACAATATGCTTCTAAGCATACTCTCTATATCTTCGATGGGAGCTTTCATGCCTACTGTCATGGTAAACCCTGTGGGCATGATAGAGGCTGTGCCGACATAAGCATCTCCATCCAATACGATATATTGGATATCATTGGTTGTGTTGTTTGAGACCTTACCGTTTTCATAAAGCCTTGTAATACTTTCTTTTTTTCTTATCAGTTCCATATCTGTATAATTTAATGATTAGTATATTATGGGTTAGGGTTCAAAGCCAAAGGATAAGCCTTCTTCGTGTACTTTCCGTTGGATAGTGTAACATATACATAGTACTCTTGCAAGAAATTCATCAAATCAAATTGACCCGATATCACAACCGGATTGTCCAGAGTCAAATCCTTGTCTCCTAAAGATTTTTGCTGCTCACCTGCCTGGAACGGGTCGGTCACGTCACTCGTTATGAATCGCAGACTAATCCAATTGTTGCGAAGTGTCATATTGCCATTGGTAGCCTTTAACTTGAGTTCCCACTTGACAGCCGTATTCAGACCTGTCATTGGATGCGTCACATACTCTGCATTCAGATTGATTACCAAACCACCCGCTTCTTCTTCCGATACATACTTAACCCTGCCGGGAGAGCAGTTCATAACGGGCAGGAACAAGTTAACCGAATCCAAGTCATAGATGCTATCAATCTTATTCATACAGAGAAACGGATATACATCATAATATTGACCTAGTGTCAGACCCCTGGCAGGCATTTCCAATGACACACCCGGCTTCACGTTCGCCAGTTTCCTTACGATTCTGTTGGACGAGTCAACCAACATCGCCCCAAACCACCATGTTTCAAGGTTAGTCCCGAAATCTATATCGGACAACGTTATAGAGCCGGGTCCTGACTTATCCACATCGGTAATGTTGATTCCAACCGAACATGATATGGTTCCGGATTGGGATACTTTGGAATCGCACTGAAATGCGAATATGGGTGCCCATGCATTATGCTTGTACAACAGAAAATCAGCCAACCTATACGGACTCCCACTTCCTCCCCAAGGTCTCTCATAGGTATACCCGTTCATCTTGTCTTCCGTATACAGCTTGGGGATTTCCTCATAAGACGCTACAGGGGGCGGCTTAATGCCGCAATTCCTCATCGAGCCTTTCCACCAAGCCCCTTCACCGTCAGACGGCATGCTCCTGTCAGGAGCAGCAGAGGCAATATGGACAGGCTTGCATCTTGACCACATATTAATCTCATGGCTCGTGCACAACCCGCTCACATTCGTTGCAGACGTCCCAAGAACGGAAGCAACGTCACTCCTCAGATTGACAGGAGACGTAATTACGTTATTCGAATTAGCCATATCAATAGAGCAGTAACAGGGTTATATAAGTCGAGATAAAGGCACACATCTCCATCCAAAACACAGGCTTCCTGAACTTAAGGCATGCCAATACGATTACACCGCCAAGGAAGGTTATAAGAGGGACGTACCAAAAACTCATCAACACTTGCCATACAAGAGAGGCAAGCGCGCAGATTCCCGCGCTTACATAATGGATATTGCGGTTATAGTCCTCCTTGAACAAGGGAGCCGAGCCGACAAACGCCAATGATGCACTTGCGATGAACGCCAGGAATTGGTATTCTTCCTTGCTGGCTTCGATGAACGATGCAACCAGCAGGGAAGATTCGGCAAGACAGAAGAGCGTGAACAGCCAACCCCTCTTTCCAAGCCGATAGTATGTGTCACTGATACTTGCAGGGATGCCATACATCCCGACTGTATATCCGATATAGGATACAAACAGAATAATCGAAATAATCAATAATGTAACCATAGTTTTTAATTTATAAATTTACGTTTCAAATCATCAATCTCTTTGTGCAACTCAATTATCTGAGCCTGCAATACTGCCGTATATTGGGCATAGTTCACGGACAGGTAGCGTTCTTTCGAGCTGCCTTTAGTCACCAGCTCAGGATACAATTCTATCATGTCCTGTGCGATAAACCCTATACTTTCCTTTCCATCCTTGATATAACTGACAGGGGTGATGAACCCTCTGTTCCGTAGCGGTTTTATACTTGATTTTAAGCGGGCGTCCGAATAAGCGGTAATCTCACCGCTTGCAAGGAACGAACCCTGAACAACCGCCCTGTTATTAGAGGCTTCAAGCTCCAATCTAATCCCCGGGCTGTTACCTCCATCATCATTCGACACTGCTATCAGCATGGTTCCCCATGTGTCGTAATTAGGTCGATACGTGCCAATGGTGTATCTTGTCTGCCAACCAACACCGTCCAGTGTATCCTTCCAACTAAGAATCGGTCTACAGGAGTCGTGCATCATAAAGGATAATTGGTTAGCCCTGAATACGGCATTGTCCGGGTTGAAGTATATCGGCCATTGTAATTGCCAACGGTCTGTCATGCTAGACACAAACGAAGAATCGGTATTAGCATTACCTTCTGCATACAGATTAACTATGTGCGACTGATTATTACCCAAGTATATCATTCTGCCGTTACTGGTGTAGAATCCAATACCATAGTATCCTGATATATCCATTCCGCTTGCACCGCCGGTGAATCTGATTCCATACCAAGGACTATCCCCATCGTGAGCATCATTAACATTTTCACCAATGACGTTACAATCAATCTCACCATTAACTGCCAAATCACCTGTTATCGTCCCGCCTGCCAAAGGCAGATACTTTCCTGTTACAATATCATCCTCCAATTGGGACAGTTTGGTCGGGTACGCAGGAAGAGATATCACCCCATTGGATACATTGTAAGGAGTCGTGCCCAGCTTTACCTGCTTGGCATATACACTGCCCAAGTCCGGTATGTGGGAAAAATGGATTTTCTTGGACGTGTCAGACTTGGCAAGCTCATCCCACATGGCGTCTATATCCAAACCGCCACCGCCTTTTTTATTCGTCCACTTGTTTTTAATCGAGTCGTAGGTCAATACCTGTCCTTCCGATAGAGGAGTAACCAGGTCTACATCGTCCAGCATGTTCAATGAGGTAGCACCACTTCCACCACCGGTTGTCGAACCGAACGCAGCGAGGTCACCCGTAGCGTAGAAATTAACCATAGACCCATCATCCTTCTCTACATATACGGCATTATTGGCTGCGTCATATTTCAGCAAGGCATTACCGATTTGGACATGCCCGGTTATGGCAAGATTTCCCGATATCGTCCCGCCTGTTAAAGGCAGGTACTTCCCTGCAATGACATCATCTTTCAGATCCGACAGTTTGGTCGGATAGGCAGGAAGGGAGATAACGCCTTTATCCGGACCATAAGAAACCTCTCCTAACTTTATCAGACTTATATATTTATCTCCTAAATCCGGTATGTGGGAAATGTCTATTTTTTTAGATATGTCCGATTTCCCCAGCTCTTCCCACATGGCTTTCGTGTCAATACCTCCGGCACCCTTCTTGTTGGTCCATCTTCCTTTTTGCGCGTCATAAGTCAACACGTCCCCGTCCGGAATCGGCATCACCAAATCAACGTCTTCCAACATGTGCAGCGTAGTGGCACCACCTCCACCGCCGGAAGAGCCGCCTTTCCCAAACACGGATATCTCGCCCACCGAAAAGAAATTAGTTTTCGCGCCAATGCTTGTCAATTTTTCAGGATCATCAGGATCATCATAGTGCAACTCGAATGCAGAGTTCCATACTGACTTATCCAGCTTTCCCGATATGTCAACAGGAGCCGAGAACCCCCCTCCAGCAGAAGGCGCAGAAGCTCCACTCCCGCCACGCGGTATTACTCTTGATATGATCTTAATCTCAGCCATTTTCCACCATCGATAATTGAATATTATTCCGCTCATAGTCCCATACACCGCTTAGCAGCATGAATCTCTTATTAACCGCTGATTTGTCATACAACCGGGTAAACGGATGGATAGAACCATCGTTTTTTATCACCTGCGTTAACTTGATTTGGGTTGCCTTATAGCGGTTAATCACTCGTCTGATAAAGGCTTCTTCGGGTCTGACAAGTTTACCCTCAATGACGGAATACAGGTTATCCGTCAAGAAGTCACTCCCCAACAGTGCCTTGCTATAGGAAGCCCCGTCCGCATTATAAGAGCTTATGCCGAACTCAACTTCGTCAAGTTCGGACATGAACTTATCGTTGACCACGTTCTCATACAAGCGGTCACCATCTTCGCCTTCATCAATGATCCCGTCTTTCTTCTTGTAATCAAATCGGAAGTCCTTTAAAATGGCGCCGTATGCGATAAAACCGACTTCCAGAGCGACCCTCTGCCTGCGACAGTACATCGTGAATTCCAATTCCCCGATGATCGGTACGTCCGATGGAAGAGTGATGATGTGCCCGGACAGTCCGCTATATGGCATATCGGGCGTTTTCGTGCTCTTCACATTCGCCCAGTTCTTGATATTGTCCGTTTCGAAAACGATTTCAAACCGGACGAATGAGGATTGCCATCCACTGCCGTTCCAATACTTATCCCCGATTTTAAGGGAGCATGCGTAAGGGATATTGGCAGAGATATTCATATCACCGTCATAGATATAGTTCATGCGGCTGTCGGAGGGGAAACGCATGCTTCCCGATATACCGATGGCACCGTCCTTCCAGACCGCATTAGGACCCCTCATCGTAAAGGCAGGCAGGGTTTCCTTCTGGTATTCGTCAAAAACCATCACGCCATCTACCGTAGCAGACCGCATCTGAATGCTGTCAGCCCAATTATAATCCCCCGGCGGGTCTCCGCCACCGGTGAACAACGCTTCCTTCATCAGGACAGCCCCGAATATGTTATCGTTAATATTAGTACTCAGTATGGTTTCGTGGCGGTTCTGATCGTAGTAATACATCTTCCATTCCTTCGGTTTCAGAAACCTCTTGATGTCATACTTATCCTTATCGCTATAACTCGAACCGCCCGCCCATTCCAGGTTGTCGTAATCCTCATTAACCACCAAGTCCTCAAACACATTGTTGACGGATTTGACTGTCACCTTATTATAACCGGGCAAAACGTCAATGGTGTTGTCACTGCCGGCGAAGCCGATATCCTGCAATGTGGCATCATTCACCGACACCATTGTGTAAGATGTCAATGCCTCGTTATACTTGCGATACTGACCGGTATAGTCCGCATCGATGATATACAGGCTGCCTTCGTAATCATACAGCGTCCATGAAAAGAACTGCATAAGATAGGTCAATACTTCATCCAGCATCAATTCGTCTGAGGTAAAGTTCTCTTCCGCGAATCTGAGTTTATCCAATACGTTCTCGCCTGAAGAGTAAGCAGCGGAGGAAGACGCATACACATAAGGGATATATACGGACTCATAGCCACCATGGGCGGAAGATATAAGGTATCTTAGCAACTCCATTGCGGTGATGAATCCCGATTCTGTCTGCTGCTCATACTTAATGTTTTCAAGTGTGGCTATGGCACTGACGCAGTCAATCTCTATGGCATCCACTACAGGTGCATAAGATTGCGTGAATTGCTCGGGGGTGATATATCCTGTCCATAGCATCCTACTATCCTTGTACAATTTCACCGAAGCATATTGATTATCTATGCTAAACAGGTCCAATAGCAAAGTTTCTGCATTAATGGATACAGAGGCCGTAGATGTCCTTATGGGCTTGTAAATGAATTCCTCATCATCTCCTGTAACGACAAATGCCGATGGAGCAGCTCTTAATTCTACTGTTTCCCCACTATAGTCTTTTGCGGAAATTATAATTTCCAAACGCTCTCCATCGTAGTTAAAAAATGGAATTCTATATTTTTGCATAATATCTATTTATGGAAATTTCTTACCGATTTTTTTTGCGTGATTGGAAATCTGCAACCAGGCATCACTTCCCCTTATCACCGCCCTTCCGCCAACCTCCACCTTTATCCGGCTGACAGAACCTCCCCCTATCATATCTTTCAGTTTGCTTAACGGAGCAATGACCTCCGGATTGCTGCTTGCCCCCGGATATTCGCCAACCTCGGCTAATGTGCGTCCTGAGACAATACCACCATTGGCAAACTGAGGGACATTAGATGCTGCCGTGATCAGCGATTGCATCGCTGCTATCTGACCGGAAGCAAGTCCTACACCGGCAAACGGAATGGATGCATACGCTGCTGTCGACTTTGCCGCCATTTCTGTTGTGGCAGCTTGAGTTTTAGCCTTACTCGTAGCTATCTCTATAGCTGCGGCAGCTTCATTTGCCGCAACTTCTGCTGCTTTTGTGCCAATGATTCCCAGTGCTTCTTCTTCAGCACTTGCATTCTCTTCTTTTGCACCACTTAATTTTTTCGCCACTTCCGATATGTTTTCTATGGTTTGGACAACACTCATTATGCTGTCTACCGTATTTATCATGGTATTCCATACCGCCATCACTTTTTCCCAAGCAGTTGCATCCTCATCCCCCAATACGTCTTGCATTTGTGAAAATGCATTTACCATTCTATCCGCACTTGATGCAATATTCTTTACCCCTGAATAGATACCCTCTCTTAACTCCTTACTTAAGTCTTTAATATCCTGCCTCACCTGAGCTATTTTTAATGCCTGCTCCAAATCAGGAACACCGGCCATAGACTTAGCCAACTCATCATCTAATGTTTTTCCCGCTTTTTGAAACTCTTCCTGCAAATCTTTCGCGTATTCTTTTGCCAAATCCAGCTTTTCCGAAGCAATATCTACTGCGTTTTTTTTGTAATCAAAAGTCGTATCCCTCTCTTTTACCTTAACAGGGGTACTCATAGTTTGAGCAGTTGCCTGCATTGCTGCGACGAATGCCTTCCCTTCTATCCCTATATCTTTAATCGCTCCGGCAGTACGAGCGGTTTCTACAGCAAGCCTTTGCAATTCGGATTTATATTGCTCCTCTGTCAGTATACCATTCTCTTTTTGAGCCTTTAATTTTTCCAAGGACGCGGAATATTCTTTTTGAATTTTTTCCAACTCTATCGCAGCTTTGAATTGTCCCATCTGATCTACCGCCTGACGTGCCGCCTCTTGTCTTACCTTGTAAAATTCACTTTCTAATACCTTCCGGTCATTTGACCCACTAGCCTCAGCATATAACTTTATATTCAACTCTGCCAACGCCTTGTTGTATTCAGTCTGAGAAAGAGAGCCAATCTTAAATTTTGCTTCCAACTCCGATAATTCCTTGGCTGACTTTTCTTCCAATTTTTGCAACGGTGTTTTTTTATCATTGCTACCGGGACCAACAATATTTCCTGTCCCCGCAGTAGACAAACCGACAGACGATGAATTAGCCTTAACAGTAGCCTGTTCAAGCCTTGCGTTAATATCTTTTAATATTCTATTCTGCTCTACAAGTTCTGTGTCATAAGTTTGTATATCTGATCCTGTCCCTATCTTAAACTTATCACTTGCAATCTTTGTTACTCCTTGCCATAATACAGAAAACGCATTCGCATTTCCTGACGCAACTTCTTCTTTTCTTGCCCCTTTCTTTCTCTGAATACTCTCTATATTATCCTCTACTTCTAGTTTTTTCTGAGTCAGATAATCTACTTCCGCCGCTGCTTTCAAAAGCTCCACCCTTTCAGCAAACTTCTTGTTCAAATCTCCCTGAATGGTAAGATTCTTTTCATCAATAGAGTAATTCGTGTTCAGCTGCCTATTTATCTGAGACAAAGCAGATCTTCTCTCATCAAGATTTCTTTTTAAATCTGTAGCTATCTTATATTGAGTTTGCAGGTTGATTATATCTGATGTATTGGTGCTCTTGTTAAGTTCCGCCTTATACTCTGAGAACAAATTCTTAATCCTTTTAGCCTCTTGAGCCATTACTACCAATTTAGCCACAACAGCTCCTATCACGGCTATAATAGCCGTAGGAACCATAGATATTAAAGCAGCTTTGACAGATTTTGCCGCATTGGAAAACATGGCTTTCATCGTAGAGGATGCTTTTTGAGACCTCCAAGCCACTTCATCGAATGACTGACCAGCTGCTTTTGCAGCTCGCCTCGCAGCTGCTTTTGCGGCTAATTCCGTCTTTTGAAAAGATACAATCAATTTATTAACAAGCCGACTTGTCACCAAAACAGCAATAGCTGCAACCACATAGGTAATAACACTCTGAATATTATCTGTCGCTTTCTTTACATACCCGGTAAGCCAATCTATTAGACCTTTGTATTTCCCTTGAATATCTGTCTCATTAACCAGCTTTGTGAATACATTTTGCAACCGGTTTAATGAGGTTTCCAAATTATCTGTATCCACATTGGGAATCATCTCGTTTAACGCATCTGCAAACTTCGGTAATACCTCTGCGCTTAACAGTTTCCCTTCTTTCATCAGCCTATCGAGGCCTGCTACACTTGTACCGGCTGCTTTTGCCATAGCCTGTAAAGCAATGGGCAATCTCTCTCCCATTTGCAAACGCAATTCCTCTGAGCTAATCTTCCCTTTACTCATCATCTGAGACAAGGCTAAAAAAACGCCATTACTGTCGTCAGCACTCATACCAAAGGCTGTTGCAGCTCTCGATAGTGACTCGAATATCTTCCTCTGCTCCTGCATAGACATTCCTGAGATACTTGCAGCCGCAGTAAACTTCGCATAGTTTCCGGTAAGTGCGTTTATCTCCAATCCGTATTTTTTTGCCAAATCCAATAAATAACGCTGATTGTCTGCAAACACAGCCATTGACCCCGATACGTTTTTCAACGCCGTAGTCACTCTATTAGTTGATTTAGCGACTTCTATAAATTTTGTTACAAGATTAGACAATCCTATCCCTCCTGCGCCTAGAGCGGCAGCAAAAGTTAAGATTTGAGCCTGCATTGCTTGGAATCCGGCTTTTATCTGATTTGTACCTTTTTTAAAATTTTCTGTCAGAAAATTAATTGCTATTGAAAACGATAGTTTGCCTGCCATATTAATCAGATTTACTCTTCCAATTTATTTTATTCATGTCAAATAATTCACCATTGAGGAATTTTCGCAATTGCTCTTCATTTTCCTCTATTTCTTTCCTGGCCTTACGCTTTAACTCTTCCATCTCCCAAGGAAATGGGTATAATTCCCGGGGAGAAGAAATCTTCTTTCCATCTATATGAGGAAGTATTGATATGTAAGTCCATAGCCTGGCACTTTCCATCTCTTCCTTACGTTTTTTTTCATAAGCCTCTATATACAATGGCAGATCACATAATGACATTTCCTCAGTCGCATAATGAGCGTCTAACCCACCCATTACCAACATAGATACTATCTCACCAATACTACACGACAAGGTCGCATCCGATGGTACATCATCAGCTACTTTATCCTTTTGAAATTGAGCCATTATACCCATTGCCTTCTCAAGCCTCAACATCATATCCTTGAAAATTCCATCATTTTCCAATGCTGTCCTAAATACCTCAAACGTATAAGGAGTACTATCTACATTCATCACGTAGAGCAATGCATCTATATCTTCCTTTGACGAATAGTCCATCTGGGAGAAAGGTTTCTTCATCAGCTGTTCCCATCTGATTACCATTCTTACAGTGTATTTCTGAAAAACAGCATTCTTCATCGTTTTTTTAGACGGAACCGGCTGTTTCTCCCTTTTTAAAGCCCACTTTATAAAAAAAGGAAGAAGTATAATCCAGCTAATAGCCAATATTATAATCAATTCCATATATCTTATTTAAAAAAAGCGGTCTGTAAAACCGCCTTCTTTGTTACTTAAAATTATGCACCGGCACCGTCTTCTAACGGCCCTGTACCTTGAAGCGTTACAGAGCTTGTACAGATCGCCCCATTGTCAGCCTTCATTGACAATGCAGTAATAATCGCATTACCTTTGACATACTCTTCCCCTTTAGGAAAATCGCCTTCAGATTCCTCTGTTTTAGCGATTACAAATGGAATCGGCGTGCGCTTCTTCATTAATTCCTTTAACGTCACGAATGACAAGTGCCCCGTTTTTAAAGACAACATACTTTCACTGGATACAGTATAACCTAACTGCCCTGTCAGGTATTCCTTCCAGTTACCCGACATCTTGTTACTGGTATCAATTGTATCTGCACTAATATCAATGCCACACGATGTGCCGAAGGCAATCGGAACCACCTCTTTCTGCAATTCCTTGGTGACTTCTACAAACAACATCAACTTATCACCGACAACCATGTCCTTGCTTGAATCATACTTTTTTTCTGCCATAATATTTAAATTTGAGTTATATCACTAACCAAAATTTTGTATGACAAAACAGAAAAAGGATGCTGAAATTAGCATCCTCTTTGCTCACAATGAACTAATAGAAAACTGAAGGACTTGAACATACTTGTTATCGACATAATCCTCGGTCGAATCTTCTAGATGAATCGTCATTGTGGGATTTTTAAAACTGCCTTCAAGCTCTGAATATATCAATGAGGCAATTTTATTGCTCCTATCATAATTATCACTAATCACGCTTACATAAACTATAGGTATCTGTCGAGCGACCCCCATCTTACTATATTCTTGCCGATACCCGTCACGCTGGTATACTATAAAATCGCCATCTGTCCCATCAGGAGCCACTATCGGATATATTTTTTGACCGATAACATCCTTAATTGAAGCTGAAGCCAACAGTATTCCACGTATTTCCGTGGTTATTCCAAACATATTCATAACTATCTCCTCTCGTTAATCCGTTGGATTGCTTTTTTCAAGCCTTCGTACAGATATTGTGTCGCTTTTACCTCTTCTGATTTACGCGCATCGGACCAAAAGTTATTGCCAGGCATAATGCCGGAAGTGCCGGTAAGTGGATGAGGACGTTTTCGCGTTCCCATGTCTACAAGATGCGCATGAGCACCCGATTGTGTGAAGCCCGATAACGCACCTAACTTACGTCTCTTTACACGCGTTGTGAAGGAACTTTCCAAATTGCCCGTAACCTTGCCTGTCTTACGCATCCTTGCCCGAAGGTTGGTTTTCCCTTTGCGCATAAAAACAGATGCGGCAGATCTTAACCCGCTACGAATTGCCTTATCTTTTTCAAAATCTTCTAAATTTCGGACAAGATAATTAATATTTTCCCGGTCTATTACTTTTAGCTCCATAGTTACGTATCTACCCTCCCAAGAGTTAAAATCAAGGTATTATCCCTTTGAGGATCTATCATTTTAATCTCATATATATTATTCATATATACAACCCTTTGTGAATCCTTAATAATGGGATATGCCCTAATCTGGAATACGATAGTCCTGCCGATAAACTGCTCCATTGCACTGATACCATCCTTATCTACAACCAATGACATCTTTCTCCTATATCCTTTGCAGCGGAACACTTCTTCGTATTCCTTCACTACAAAACCCGTTTCAGACTGATGCTCTCTCAGTTCTTTGAATACTAATATCTCTCGCAATAGCCCGGCTCTCATAAACTATAATCCCGATAAAGTTCCAATATATGCTTAGTTCCCTGTTCCAATGGATTACTCTTTACAGTAATTATGTCCTCTCTATAAGCATAGTATCCCCCGACAGATAACAAGATAGCCTGCTTCAATGGAGCCGGAATGTCTCCGGTATCATCCAAGTCAGCAAGTTCTTCTACTGTGATGCACAACTCCTTGGCGATTTTTGCTTCGGAAACTTCTATCAAGGATTCGATATACGAATCCTCATCCGTATACGAATCCTCAATATTCAAGTGCATCTTAGCCATCTCCAGAGTCACGTACTTACCCATATCATTTCAATGATGCAATTGTAAATGACTCCTTACGAATCATTCCCATATTCCAATAAGAATTAATCACTAATCTTACCAATCCTTTAGTTGCCTGAGTATATGGGTCCACCGTCATATCAATAGCACCCCATTGTCCCAAGAAATAATCAGCCCAATTACCGAACACGATGCCAAATTCATCACTGCCCTCTCCCAATTCTTTAGGTATATTATTCGTTCTTAATGCACGATACCCATTCAGCATCCCTTGACCGTCATTGCCAAAAATGAAGCCTCCTGCACCTGATGAATCCTTAACTTTAGTTTTGGCTTTTCCAATCAAACTTGGATTCATAACATACGCTAAATTTCCAAACAATGCATTGTTTACATCCGCTGCCGTTTCCATAGCAACAATCTGCCCCCATGACATATCACCTTTTATCGTATTGCTAACATTAGCTTCCTGGAATATACCATCAGGAACATTATCGGCATGAACGTCTTTCGCAAATGCTGTTTTCTCGATTTTTTGAGCAATAGCAATTGCCATTAATTGACGAATCAATCCTTCCACGTCTCTATTTTCCTGGATAAGCAGCTGTTTTGACAGGTCAACGTATGCGGTCAATCTCTTAGGAGTAAACAGATTGCCTTTTTTAAACACCCCGGCACCATCTTTTGCCTCCTCATTCTCACCTTCCCAAAATACATTAGTAGCAGAATGTTCCGGCCAATATATATTTCCCACTAACCCCGTCATCATACGCACACCTGCCTGCGAAAGCACAAGGTTAGATTCCAACGGAAGAAGCAACTCCTGCTGTTCTTCATCGATAACAACACCGGTTGCTTTCTCTGTAGCCGCCGTATACGCTGCGCGTTTTGCATAACTTAAAGGGATGATCAACTCACCGCTGTCTTCTGTAGTAGCTGCTACAGAACGGTGAAGTTTAGTCGCTTCTTCAATGACAGCCGCCTCACTATCTCTCTGTTCGGTTTTGTTCATTTGTGCCAAAATCGCGCGACGAAGTGAGAACTGTTCAATAGATTGCCGGGGACCAAACACATGGCTACTACGATTTTCAAGCTCCCTTTCATCAATTTCAATGTTAATTTCAGCCATGCGAACCTGATTTGCGCCCAGTTCTTCATTCTCCTCAGCTGTAAACTGTCTCTGCTCACCTTTTGCCTTCGCAATGATTTCCTTTGAACGAGATTGCAATTGCTTTTTTTCGTCCTTTAATTCGGTGATACTTTTTTCTTTTGCCATAAAAATTAAATATTAAATGTTTTTTCTATGTTACGGTAATACTCATCGGGTATGGTTGCTTTTTTAAGCAGTTCTTCTTCTGCTAACTCTTTCCCCCTCATATAAACTGAGGTTTTACTATATGCGGCATTGTATACAGGAGAAACATCGTACAGATTTCCAATCTTATGGACCGTACGCTTCCATGTATTATCACTTTTTTTCTCCCATGTGTCTTTTTCCACATCGAAGCAAAATGAACTGGCTGATATCTCCCCCCTCCTTATATTCTCCAACAGTTCTTCACCCAGTGCTGTCTTAGGAGCCTCAAAACGATACTTTAATCCCTTTTCGTCCACCTTTAAAACTAAGGAACCGTTTCCACCATTGCTCCTAGCCAAAATACCACGATTTTGGGAGTGATTCAGCAACGCAAAAACATCGCTTTTCTCCAAAACCCCATCCAAAGCACCTCGCTCTATAACCTCCTCGAAATATAACCCGTCCGATGGAGTGTTAAAAAGAACAGCATACCCTTCAACCGTGCGCTTTTCCTCGCTTTCTCCGGTTACTTGAACCTGATAAGCCGTATTTCTTATTTCTTTTTTTTCGTCCATTCCTGTAACTTTTATCACTAACCAAAGAATTGTATGACAAAACAAGAAAGATCATTCTTTTCCGACATTTTTTTCTACAACTTTACCAAGGTTTGCATTCTGTTCCGGCTCTTGTATGCCATTCCCTTTAACAGCATTGCTTAATGTCTGCATATTCACCTGAATAAACGCATTATCCCCATCCGGTAATTTTGACAACCCATGTTTTCGCCTAATTTCATTGGGTGTTATTGCGCCGGCATTGCACATTTCCCGATTATAAGTTGCTTCTGACGTCATATCTGCACGCAAAATGGCGGATGTATCGAACTCTGCAATAATACGTCCTCTTTCTGACGGAAGAAATACTTTTCGATTAATTTCCAATTCTATCTTGGTAATAACAGCCAACACGGTATCCGTTAGATACTGAAGTTGAGTAGCCTCAACTGTTGAATAACTTGATTTCGACAAATCAAATGCCTTAACAGGGGAAACAGAGAAAAACCGGCACATGTCAATCACCTGGAATTGTCTGCTTTCTATAAACTGACTATCCCTAGGACTAATAGATATAGGCTGATACTTCATATTACCCTCTAACACAGCTATTCCATTAGGATGCCCTGTCACCGGATTAGTACGTTCTTCCCATGTTTGGTAAATCTGATCCTTCTGCTTTTTATCTACTCTTCCCGACTCCACAGTCAATATACCGGCTACACTACCGCCCGACTTGAAAAAACCCGCAGCATGTTCCTCCGCACTAGTAGATATATCAAGCGTCTGACGCGCATGTTCCAAGGTTGAGACGCCTATGATACCATCATAGGAAAAATTCAACACGTGAATCATATCCCTTGGCTCGACCAGCTCTTTAAACCCAACAACCTGGTAACGCTTACGCATTATCCCTCTCTTGTCCTGTATCCATACAATGCTTACCTGTGATGAAGGCAAGTAAATCAATTGAAGTACATTCAGGTTATTATCACGCTCGATATAAGCATATCCATTCCCGGTCAGCAAAACAGAGGCCATAATTGTCTTGAAGAAAACATAGCGAGTCATGTCTTCATTTGGCTCCATATCAAGCAAATAATATACTGGATGGGATTTTGCCTCCTTCTTAAAACCATCACCATCTAATTCATACGTTTTCAAAGGCAGCACTGCGACACTGTCCGAAATCAAATCAACACAACGATATACGGTAGAGAGGAGCATAGGCTTGCTTCTGCTTTGCAATATCGTTCTTCCTCCTGTATAACTCCATGCAGTTACACGAGAAGTCTCTACTTTTGACGCTCTTCTTATTTCTAAACCAAATACTTTCATTTATCCACTTTTATCAGATAACCTTTTTTTTGTCATACAAAGGATTCTATTCTCACGAACCGAATCCGCGAATTTCAGATTTATATTTATGGATTATTTTTAAGTGCCATTTCCCAAGAAGTTATCTACATGGGTAGAATATCGGGGTGTCTCTGATAATACACTTTCGTTAATGCCTGTTTCAATTCCTGATAGTTTTTGATAAAACCAAGCTCAATCCATTGGGCTATCTGCTGCTCTAACTCGTATAACTCACGTATCTTAGCCTCATCACCAACTTTATTACGCATTTCTGATTCATGTTTACCATAAACAATAATATTAAGTGATTTTGCCAAATCCCTAACCTTCTGTTTGAATAAGCCCTTTGGAAGAATAGTGTAAACCGCTGCACACATTCTAGGATATGCATCACCGGCAAGATTGCGAAATTTTATCATTTCGTCATATACAAATTTCAGTACCTTAACTTTGAAAGATGGATTAAGCCACATGGCAAAGTCTATAAAGAGCAATGGGTGCATCCATGTTCCGGCATTTTCACCCCTTGAAGCTTTCGATTTTACATAGGCAGAATTCTTCCCATGTAAATCCTCTTCTGATATTAAAGCTTTTATAAATTCGCCTGTTGATTTATTTTCAAAATAATGTTTCATCTCTTTCTGATTTCCAAGGCCAGCATTATTCCACTGCTTTAGTAAATCAGTTGCATTAAAAAATCCATCTTTTGTCCGTTGGGTTACTTTAAACTCACCCATCGGACGAATCATAACCTGATTTGTTTTCATAATTTTTCAATTTTGATTATATCACTAACCAAAACTTTGTATGACAAAACAAAAAAAGAAGACTATTCTCGCGAACCATCTCCTTTACATATCATGAAAACCAAATCAAATCTCATTACAAACCTTATAAATGTATGACAACTAATAAAACTCTCCATATCTCGGAGACATCAGATAAACGCCTAGAGCTTCAAGCATTCCAATCACACCATCTATCTTTTTTTCTTCAAATTGCTTACTTGGTTTAGTATTCCCATTCCTGTCACGCGCCATCACAACGTTTCTAAAGCAATGGCGATTTATTACATTATTATCAACAACCGCCCTTCCTGATAACATCAATCGTTCCATCTCTTTTGTCGGACGATTGAAATTACCTAATGCCTGGCTAAACTCCTGCATAGGCAATCCTTTCTCTTGGGCGTTAATCACAAATTGTGTAGCATTCCATGCATCATAAGCTATCTTCTGAATATATACCTTATCTCTTATATCTAGTATATCGTTTAAAATATAATCATAGTCCGTTACATTTCCCGGTGTAATTGTAATTAAACCCTTCCTTCTCCATTCCCCGTAAAGCTCTTTAAATCTTTTTTCGCGCAAAGCCATTTCGGGCAAGTAGTACTTAACCTTGAAGTAATATCTATTCTCGGTCGGAAACATGAATGCTGCACAGGTCAAATCGCTCGTACTGGAAAGGTCAATGCCTGCGTAGCAATCCATATCTCTAAAGTCTTCAAAATTCACATCAGAAGAAGAACTTAATATATAATGCTCCGGTATCCATACAGTTTCTGCATCACACCACATATTGATATTCTTCGTTTTTATACCAACCTCTTCTGACGGAGAGTTGATTGCCTTCTGAACCTGCTCGCGTAAATACTTAGTTTTTACAGTGACGCCCAAATTAGGATTGCTCTTCCCCCATACAGATTCATCCTTCCAATCGTCACCTTCATCCAACGAATAAATCAAGGCAAATATTGTATCATCCGTTTTCAACCCCTTAAGAATTTCTGTACACATTTCCCGATATTGGTAACAAGGCCCTAACTTGTCAAAACCGGCAGTAGTTATAATGATACCCATCGGATCATCGCGCATACCTTGCCCGGATTGAAGAACATCCTTTAGTCCTGAATTCTTCGCTGCATGGTATTCGTCAAGAAGAAACATTGAAGGGTTAGGCCCGTCCAATTTTGACGAATCCGCTGCAAGAACCTTCATGAACGATAATGTCTTATCAAAATTTATCTGATCTCTAAATGATTCTAAATACTTGTGTTTAGGATCAAGCCCTGATACAAAGTTTCGACACATCTTAAAACTTACTTTTGCCTGATCCTTGGAATTCGCTGCCAAATATACCTCTGCGTTGGCCTCTCCATCCGCTATTAAATGATACAAACAAAGAGCAGCTGCAAATGCAGATTTTCCATTCTTTCGCGCCATCTCTATATAAACAAACGATGTAAGACGGTTCCATTCCCCGTTTTCGTCTTTTTTGTAAAAACCGTATATGTTAGCAACTGCGAATTTTTGCCACGGAAGCAAAATAAATGACTTCCCGGCATGCCTACCTGTATAATGCTTTAGCAACGCAATAAAATCAATGGCATAATCTACCATCTCTTCTCTAAATTCAACATCTTCCCTCTCAAAGAGACAGTAGAACCTTTCCACAGCCAATTTGACATATTCACCAACCAATACCTTTCCGTCACGAACATCTGCTGCATACTGGTAATATTCCTTCATTTCTTAGATCTTGCACCTCTTCTAATAAACTCTTCCAATGGGGATTTTTCTTCATTATCCGATTTCATTGCTTTTATGTTTCCCCTACTCTTGATGGTTAATCCATATTCAGTCATAATCTTCATGACTTGCGCATAATTCTTTGTCGCAATATTCTGAGCCGGGTGAGCTGCCTTTTCATACTTAATCATGATTACAGGACCTTCTTCCAACAATTGTTGCGTTGCGCGAAGATACATCTCATAACTGGTAGCCAACATTCGTAATGCGCCAAGGTCTATGTTTTGAATTGCCTTCCTCGCATTTAGTTCCTTAACTACATCTTTCATAAATTTTTGAGCCTCATCGGATAAACCATTGGGCATAGCAAACTTTACCATATATCTTTTTTATAAAACCGCAATATTGTCATACACACTTTTATTTGTTAATAATTTAACAAATTCAAAATTTGAAAAAGCTCCGTGCGTGTGAAGAAGGGTGGGGCGAGGTTGGCAGCAGCGATGCAAATAAAAAAAGATCCCCCTATCCCTTCCGTGCCTATCCACCGATTAACCCCCATCACCTTTTATCAACGCAGCCTCATTGAAGACAATTTACTTTGCTGACGAAGATGCTCCGCAAGGCAAGATATGGCGGAATAAGAAAACCGAGGAAAGAACGATTAAAGCATCTTCCCCCGGTTGAGGCGCACCACTAATGAAATCGGACATCTTAAACCCCTGAATGTTTTTGGTTATGAATCATCTGATGATGCTTTTTACACAAACTCATCAGATTACCAATATCATACGCAAGAGCCATACGTTCCCATCTATCCTCTGTCTGCATGAATGACTGTATGTGATGTATATCTTCCGCCAGGGTTGTCTTCCCCTCCTTTAAGCACATCTCGCATAAAGGATTGATGGAAAACTTTCTTTTCCTGAGTCTCTTCCAGCGGCTCGTATTGTATATCTTTCTGCGCTCAACATCATACATATTACTCGCTTTCTGAGCAACTTTCTTCGTTTTTTCTATAGTCGGCATAAGCAATCTCTTTTAATTCTTTGTTATCGTTTATCGTTTGAAATAGTATCATTTTAAATCGGAAGCAAAAATAATTAACCAATTCATCCTCTGGCATACCTACAGCTCTCTTGTCCTGAGAGACATAAATAACTGTATCTTGGAATATGTCTTCGTAACTTTTAGAGCAAAAGCACCCATAGTCCCGATAGCCACATAAGTTTTTTAATTTGGAATAATTACGCGCCAATAGAGTCATAACTCCATTGTCAGCCTTCCCGATTTTGATTTTTCTCATTATTTATCTTCCAATTGCCTGATTTATCAATCAACTCTTCAATACAACGCATAACCATTCCACGTACGATTACTGACGTTTTAATACCGGTTATCCCAGTAAGTTCATTAAGTAACATTGATGTCCGATCATCTATTCTTACTACCAATCGTCTATCTTTTCCCATAACATATATGTATTAATTAACACCTCATCCATTACTTCCTAATTAGGGTGATGTGGTTGAATGTTCAATTCGTTTTCTATAAATTTCTGTAACTTATGGGCGCATTCCGAGCATAAGTCGGCTTCTTGGATGAATATATCTTCCCTTCCACCAACAGAGCCACCATCCCATTTATCCACCTTGAAATCCAATCTTGCGCTGCGGAAATACGATGGCTGTATCTCTCTTCCGCATGCATCACATATTATCGTTACTTTTTTCATATCTAACTTGTTACAAGTAAAATGTTTTCCCTTTTTGCGTCTACGTTGAAAATCCAACATAAATTTTTTCCTACCATTAAGAGTACGTGACATTTTAATGATCATATATATTATCAAAATAAATACAATGACAGATGAAATACCTACGGCAATCATATATGTACGTACTAATCCCGTTAATCCGGATTGATTCAAATAGTCAATAAGTTCTTTCATAATCAATCTCCTTTCTCTTTAATTCGTTCCAGTACATCCTTGTTGGCTTCAATAGCTCATTAATGTTATCTATGACTTCCCCATCTGTCAACGTATCATCCAAGATGATAGATTTAATCTGATTTGAAAGCCATGATGTGCCATTTTCAAAACCAAGAGCAATCATGTCTTTAATATCGGAAACGCCATTCGGAATTCTGTTTGTCCCGAATGAATCAATTACTGATTCTGCATATTCTTTTGCTGATTCTTCTAACTTCTGTTTCATAATTTACGCTAATTCAATTATAACCTTTTTAAAATTAACATATAAAGGCATTTCTGACATGCCCCCATTGCAATCCAACTGTCTTAAAGAGGGAACAACCTCTCCGTTATCATCAATCTCATAATCTGCAATATAGGCTAACTTCTTCACTTCGGGGACCAATATCCTTTCATTGTCCAAAAGAGAAAACCTTTCATGAGCCGGGACTGTTATACAAACCTTGCTTCCAATAGGGAATCCTTGGTTGGATTCAATGTATTCCTTTTCCAACTTCTCCTTTTCGCCATTCAAATCTTTTAGCGTTAAATCGATGGCATCTCTTTTGCTCAGAAATTCTTCCTTATTCATCTTTTTTGTGTCATTCTAATTGATTCTAACATACTTACCTGCTATATTACAAGTCCTTAATATCTCCGCATTATCCTCGCCAAAAGCGATTAAGATGGAACCACAACCGGGTGAATCTCCACGAGTCCCGTCCGGGCGAAAGAAACGAATCCTATTGCGCAAAAACTTCATCGCCGTTGCTTTTTCAAAAATTATGTCTTGAAACATCTTTGAGTCGCAACGATTGAAAAGTAAAGCGATACCGTTTCCATGCTCTGCCATTCTGCTGATGAATTTTTCAATTAGAGGTCGGGAATAAGGTGGGTTTAGCCATACACGGCCTTTCCATTCCTGTTTTAACCCATCGACGTTTTTGTTATACATCACCTTAGCTGTTTGCCATAGTGGGTTGACCGGGACACACGGATCTAAATCAAATTCACCCAACGCATCTATAATCTCCTTCGGTGTATACCATTCATCGGTAGCGCATGCTGACCGCTCAAATTGTGTATTCATACCTGATCTGTTTTACTCTAATTGTTTATCGAATATCTTAATACATTCAAATAAATAGTGCGCAATTATAGGTTGTACTGCATTGCCTATACACTCCGTTCTGTCCACCCTATCGGGAAGTTCATTAGACTTTCCAGCAAATCGGGGTGAGGGTATTGACTGTCTTGTTCTCCATCCCGGATATACTCGTGTATATTGCCCCGATAGGTAGGGCTTCCGAAATATCGATTCTTGGGTGCTCCTTTTGCCGTTGACTTCACAGGAGTAGGCAATACAATATAATCGCTCCCGACCCTGTTGTATACCAAAGTCGGTGCCTGATAAACATTGCCATTCTGCATCATACCTGATTTCGGAAAGGTCGCATAAGACCCGTTCAAATCCCCGAATAAGGAGCATTGGGCTGTTTTCAACGATGATGTATTTAGGTCTAACTTCCCGTATAACTCGGTACATCTCAGTCCATAAGCCACTTCTTTCACCGACAATTCCGACACCTTTTCCAGCAACGCTGATGTCCTGGCAAGGGAATCCACCGCTGATGATGTCAACAAATGTTGGATTTGAATACGTTCTAATATCTCTGTTGATTTCATGGTTTTCTCCAAAATTTTTTTTGATTATACTTGCTTGATAGTCTTCATATTCGCAGCTCCAAAGCGTTTTTATTCCGGCAAACGCTGCACCCAAGCCGAAACCTTCTATCCCACTAAACAGGGAACCATGAGTCAATTTACTTTGCTTCATTTCTTTCTCTATTTTAATTAATTACTTCCGCTAAACCTCCTTAAGCTGTCCATTGACTAGCATATACCATGTGTCAGCCTTAACCTTTTTCCCGTCAACTTCAAACGCCTTGACCTCCTTAATCGGGTAGGTATTACCGTTCCATTCTCCACGTTCTGCAAGGACTATCCAGCAACCTATAGCTCCCTTAGCCTTACACCTGTATCCGGCAGCAAGAGCAATGCTATCCTTGCCTGTGGCTGATGCTGCACCTTGGAAGCCTGTGGCTGATGCTGCACCTTGGTTGCCTGTGGCTGATGCTGCACCTCGGTCGCCTGTGGCTGACGCTGCACCTTGGTCGCCTGTGGCTGACGCTGCACCTCGGTAGCCTGTGGCTGATGCTGCACCTCGGTAGCCTGTGGCTGATGCTGCACCTTGGTCACCTGTGGCTGATGCTGCACCTTG